TTGCATTACTGGAATCAACGCCTGGAGCCACCTGGTATAATCCACGTTTTTCATAAGCTCTTCAAAATCTGTTTTTTTCTTCATAATCTATAACCTGTTAGCATACATGAGATAGACCCATTATTGGCGCTCTCTGTTGCCTGGATCTTAACGGTTGAATTGGGGGGTATAATGAATTCAAACATTTTAGGCTGTTGCCCACTGTTATCAGCATCCACCACGAATTTTTCCACAAATAATGCTTGTCCGTCCACATTGATCGTATAGCTCAGAACCTCGCCTACTGAAATCGCGCTCCAATCTATACCCAGGGTGATCCGCGTCAGGTAAAAGTAGGAAGGATTCGTATAATTCAGGAGAGTGACAGCCGAACTTGTCAGGGTGTAGGAGCCTGACCAGCCGTATATGTTCCCATCTTTTACCCTTGAAATAGACTTAGACGCGGCTAGGGTCATGGATGAACAGTACCCACAAACTGGTAAGTCGTAGGTATGGGCCCAGTATCACTTGTGAAACCTGTAACTATAACTTCTGTGAAGGGCGGAATAATTAATTCTATAGGACTCCCTAAATCTGCGGTTTGGGTATCTGCACTAGAATACAAAGTTAAATGATCATAAACAACTATTCCATTAAATTTTATTTCAGTGCTTAGGCTTTGAGCGCCAGACATCTGAGTAGTATCATGACCTGATTGAAGGTTTCCCCTAATCATATAAGCTCCAGTATTGAAATGGAGCATAATAATAGCACCCGAACTTGCCATATCTTCTTGTCCACTGTAAGCATAGCAAAAACCGTTTCCCAAAAGGATTATGGCTTTACTGCCGCCTGTAAACTGTGCGTTACTGCCTAGCTTCGCTTTAGCCATTCAAGCCAAAATCACTCGAAATATAGAGTCACAGCACCAGAACTTGCGGATGCAGATCCTCCAGATGCATATTGAATTGCTATCTGTAGATCTATATTATTTGCAGTACCAATAGGAAACGATACAGGGACTGATTGAAAACCAACACATGCGGCTGCATCTGCTGTGTCACCTGCTACTCCCATGATGGTAAAATTCTGCTCAGAAAAATCTGAGCCCAAAAGACGACAGACAACCTGGTATCCTTTTGCGTTCGTAGTGTCAAAGGCACAATCCACGCGTACAATCCTCTGAGATCCGCCAGGGACCATTATATTCCCTAAGTTGCTGGAATTCATGTTCGCCGTCAAGGAAAAGTATTCTTTATCCACGGGCGTACTGTCAAAAGTTCTTGATATTGTTGTTACCATTTTTATTTACCTCAGATGCGGAAATATAAAGAATTTCCCCCCAATTTTAGTTGTGGAAACTGCCTTCGTGCGAATGCTCCAGCAGCCGCAACAAGTCCAGCAGTAACTAATGTCTTTCTACCCGCATCGGTTCCAATCATATCAACCGCATTAGCAGCCAGGGTATTGAATGCTATTCCTAATTGACCGTCTGTAATATCTTTGATTACTCCTTCTGTAACTATCGTTGTACCAAATTTTCCTTTAACGGATTCTCCTGCGTTTAGGTATGCTGCTATTGCGAGCCCGCTAGCCATCCCCGTAATACTTGGGTGTGGAATTCCTTTTCTCATTTTGCTATTTCTCCTTTTTGGATTGTTCTTGAATGCCCGACGGGCTGTCTTTCGAACGCCGCCTTTCCTGGTTGATCGCTGCCTTCGGGACGAAATTCTTTTTATCCTTTTAAAGGCAGCCCATCCTTTCTTGAAACCCATCTTTGCGTATTTCTTAGGGAGTCCAGGCTTGGGCACATCGAACCCACATATGATTACCTACTTATATTTGTGGGTTATTCATTTTACCATCTGTCCCGTATCACAACAATAACACCATCCGTGTGGTTCTTCTGGAAAATCATCACAAAAACAAGTTTTGTCCCATGTAGATGGGTTTAACCTGCGTGGCGGATTGCACCGTTCACAGATCATGGTTTGGATTCCTTTAAACGATCTTCCATTTCTTTATCCCATACCCATTGGCCCTGGTATCCACATTCAGAACAGTTCTCCATGCCTGGTGGATTCAATGCCTGGCAATCACGTTGATCGCATTTCCAGTAATAACGATGAACGTCGAATACCGTCAAAGGATCATAGGCAGTCAACGCCATGTTCACGATATGCGACCTGGTGCCTGGATTCTTCTCCAGGTATCTATCTATCAGATCAGAGAGTTTGCGGTCCATACTGATAGATACGGGTATAACTCCGCGTCTCTTTCTACCCATCTTACTCCAATCCCAATTTCTTAGCTAAGTCATTTAATTTCTTCAATGCTTTTAGTTCTCTCTTTCGATTATTCATAGTTCCTACACTACACAATCACTGGAAACCTACTATATAATATTATATCTGTTATTAGAATGACCCCGAACCACCATACTATATTATAATACCTAGAACCCTATATACCTTATATATATATATAATATTAAATCTTTCTTCTTTTCTATGCGTGAAATAGGGGGGTATTCTGCGTTTCTGAGGCTTTTAGGTGCGATCCTCAGCGAGTCCCATGCGTACTACAGCGTCAGTTGGGCGTTTTTGTTGCGTTTTGACCGCGTCAGTGATCATCGGCAACATTTTAGAAGCCAAGGCCTGAACATACCAGGGCTGACCTGATAGATCCTGGGTGATATTATGCAAAAGAGAAAGATTAGAACCTTCTTCAGAACCTTTCAATTCTTTCGCAGCATTTCCCATTGCTCCCATCCAGAATTTTTTAAAACTCTCACGCGCTTGTGGAAGCATAAATTCCTCAAAATCAATTAACATCTGTTCCCTGATTTTTTTAGTGATCACATCCAGGGACATTAGGAGGGTTTCATCAGATTCAGAACTCTTCAACCAGGCCTCTATTTTTTGTTGGGTTTTTAGCGGGATCCATAATGTGTAAATTGTAAAATATAAAAAGAATGAACCGATCCAGATTAAAAGAAATGCTAAATCTGTCATTAGAAATATTTTTCCGTTGCTTTATCCTTGATATAATCCTTTACATAATCTGAACTGACTGAAAACCCTTTTTGGGCCATGCATGATACAATCCACAATGGACCTACTATCGGATATGTAAAACCTAAACTCTTTTGGGCATTCTTGTTGCAATCAGATAATGCCTCTAAAAATCCGACTGCTTCAGGCCCTAATCCTTCTTCAAGATCTTCTTTAATCTCTTTTATTATTTCATCTTTTGAAGGTAGTTCTAAATCTTTGAAATAATCTATGACATCGTTTAAGATCTTCAAGGCAACATCTGTAGAATGATAAAGAGAAGCCAGGACGACCGGTCTGGGTACATTCAGATTTATTGTGGGTATTGGTTCCGCTAGGGCAATTATCTTAGACACGGCACTGGCTTTTTTATCAATCATAGAAAAACCCAACCAGGCACCAAAAATTATAATCGGTTGCATTACTGGAATCAACGCCTGGAGCCACCTGGTATAATCCACGTTTTTCATAAGCTCTTCAAAATCTGTTTTTTTCTTCATAATCTATAACCTGTTAGCATACATGAGATAGACCCATTATTGGCGCTCTCTGTTGCCTGG